AAACTGGAATTTCTTTTCCTGCATGAGTAATGATTAATGGACTAACTTCATTCATGAATTTACTTGAGCTAAAATCTCTCCATGCTTTAGTTTTACGCTTAATAACCAATACGAAATCCTTACCTTGAGTAAGTGAGAATGGATTGATTTTTTGAGTTGTTACTAATTCAGATTCCGGATTGATTTCTTGTTGAATTAAGTTATCAATTGTGTAACCGTATGAGTACACTTTGATTTGACCTTCTAAGTTAGGGAACTGAGGATCTTTCTTGACGTAAACGCAAGAGTAGTAGTTGTAATAACGATTGAAGTATTTTTGGATTTCCTCAACGATTTGAGGTTCCTCATTTTTCAAACGTTTCAACTCTAGATCTAAAGTCCAAAGAATTGATGAAGCTCCCGTAGTTGAAGGGCAGTCCACATACAATTTCTCATTGGTTAGAGGGTTGGTAAGTTTAGCAGCATACTTCTTGTAGCGGCTTTTAGACGGATCCGTTACCCATGGGATAAAACGAATTACCGATTTGTAAATACCGTTCTGACCTTGGTCTGGACCGGGATTGTACATGTTCTCGTCGACTTTACGAGCAGCAGATGATGATTTTCCTGAGAAATCATCGAGATTGAGATTGAATAGATCTTCCATGTTCAAAAAATGATTTTTAATTTATAAAATTGTACTAAAAAACGGTGAGGAGTTTCAAAAAATAAGGGCGAGTTTTTTAGACTCGCCCTTTAAAGTGAACTTTTATTGAGAGATTAAGCGGTTGGTTCAGTGGTCTTTGCTTCTTGAACGTGAGTTCTGCCTGCTTGACAAACTGCTTTAATATCTTGTAAAAGTTTACGAGTTCTAGTTCCAGCAGATTTATTACCCTTTTCGTAGAACTTCACAGTTTCGTTTTCAAGTTGAGAAACTGTTTCTTTTAATTCGGTTAACCATTGTGGTGTCATAATTTCAAAGATTTTTTTATCTTATATAGTAAAACTTCACCCGGTTTTGAATATTAATAAACTTTATTGGAAAATTTGGCATCTGGATAAACCTGGTTTGCAAATTTTATCCAGGCTTGGATGACCTTATTAAATTCTTCGTCATTTATTAAACCTGACTTAATAAACGGCTTTAAATAAATTTCAAATTCTTGGTCGAGTGGAATTTTCTTTCTAACGGCAGCTGCATACATTCCAGCAACCATTGCAGGAATTTCATCGGGTAATAAAAAGTACCTGTATGAAGTTTCAGCCTGTGACCTAACGCTATTTGGAGTTTTAACTATGTGGCCAATTCGACGATTGCGACCTTTCTGAAGTAGATGCTCAATCTCGTGTCTAACGTATTCAACCAGTTTATGACCAAGAGTCTCATAGCTTACAGGCTCAGCATCTGGACTAATATAGAGAATTAATTCTAGTTCAGGATCCTCATTGTCTGAAGCTTTTGGAATGTAGGCATTTGCATCTAGTGCAAAACCGTTATCTTCAAAATTTAAAACTTCCCAAGGAAGAGTTTTAAAATGAGTAGATTTTCGTGGATTAAATTGAACGACTCGTTTAACAATAAAATTTAGACTAAACTCAAGTGGATCAGAATACGTCAATTCCTGGTGAATTGCTTTACCTGGCTTGGTGCCAGCAGTAGTTTTCACGATTGAAAAAAGATCATGAGAAATTGCAAGCGAAAGAGAATCGAACTTTGATTCGTATATGAAGTTTTTAAAACGATTTATCATTTATGCGTTATAAAAATTAGGTCAAGCTTAGCAGTCAATGGGATCTGTTTAGTATCATAATCTACATCAACGTCGCCGCGGTCCTTACCTAGCTTATTTGAAGTAGCTGCAGTTTTTAATTTATCAAATAACGTTTTCTCGATAGGTTTCATACCGCTCACAGCTTGAGAAAGATCATCTTTATTTGCGTCTAATTTAGAATCGGTGATCCATTTATCTAGATCAGCCTGATTGATTTCGTATTCGGTATACCTCTTGACGCCGCCACCGTCAGCGTACTTAGAGTGCCAAGGTTTGGCAGGGTCTAAAAATACGACTTTAAATACGGATTGCCCAGCGGTTGGAGCTGGCGCATTTGGGTCAGGTGGTAAAGTTGCACCAGCTAATGGGTCTGACATTGGGTCTGCTCCAAAGTCCATTGGTGGTGGAGCTGATGCTAGTGGATCAGCCGGTGGAGCAGGCTCAGCTGCCGGCGCAGGCGCTGGAGCAGCCTCGTCTGCTTCTAAGAGTAGCTTAAATTTGTTAAATGATAGTATTTCCATGATAGTATTATTTATAAACCAAAAATGGGGACACTAGTGTCCCCATTTAGTTTAAATTAAGTTTAGATTATGATCCGCAAGCTAGACATTCATCCTTGTTATCAAGAGAACAAAGTATATCATTTGCGTTCTGTAAAGTATCGTCTTGAACACTCTGGATGACAGGTTGTGATTTAGCAGAGGCATCTACTCCTAGACCAGCAATAGCTGAAGTAGCTGCTTCTGTTCTTAAGTAGTACATTCCAGTCTTAAGACCTCTTTTCCAAGAATGAAAGTGAGCTGACGTTAATTTGGCAGTATTGACATCTCTAAAAAAGAGGTTAAGGGACTGAGATTGACAAATGAATTTGCCGCGATCTGCTGACATATCAATAATGGTCTTTTGAGATATTTCCCAAACCGTTTTATAAATCAGCTTAAGCTCATCCGGGATATTTGGAATATTTTGGATTGATCCTTTTTCTACGATGATTTGATTTCTCATTGAATCTGACCAAAGACCAAGTTCAGCAAGATCTTTAACTAGATGTTTATTAACTGTGATGAATTCACCAGCTAAAGTTCTACGAGTCCCAATGTTTGAGGTAAATGCCTCAAATGCTTCATTATTACCCATGATTTGAGCAGTTGAAGCGGTTGGCATTGGTGCAAGCAATAAGGAATTTCTAGCACCATGATTCATTAACTTTTTACGCAAAGCTGTCCAATCCCAAAGGCCTGACAATTGATCATCAGTAAAGCCCCATAAATTGAATTGAAATTGTCCAGAGCTTAATGGAGAACCTTCATAAGAAGAATAGGCTCCATCTTTTTTAGCTAGGTCAATTGAGGCGTCCATTGCTGCATAATAGATGGTTTCATGGATTTCCTCATTCAATTTTTTAGACTCTTCATTTCCAAATTCTAATCCCATTAGAGCAAACGTATCTGCTAAACCTTGAACGCCTATTCCAATTGGACGGTGTTTTAGATTAGATGCTTTAGTTTCAGAAGTTGGATAGAAATTGATGTCAATTACCTTGTTTAAGTTAAGTGTCGTTTGATACGCAACTTCGTATAAAGCATTATAATTGTATTCAGCAGTGGGTTTTCTTAATTTACCAGACTTCTTACCTAAGATGACAAATTGATTCACTGGAATTGAGGCTAAGTTACAAACAGCCTGTTCATCCTTTGACGTGTACTCAATAATCTCTGTACATAAGTTAGAAGATTTAATTGTGCCTAAGTTCTTTTGATTAGACTTGCGATTTGCAGAATCCTTAAAAAGAATGTACGGCGTACCTGTTTCAATTTGAGACTCTAGAATTTTTTGCCATAGTACACGAGCTTTAAAGGTTCGACGACCCTTACCCTCTGCTTCAAGGCGAGCATAATTACTTTCAAATTCTTCCCCATACATTTCCCAAAGTTCACAGTCAATTTCTGCTGGGCAGAACGTTGTCCAATCTCCATCCTCTTCAACGCGTTTCATGAATAGATCAGGAGTCCACATTGCTAAGAAAAGATCTCTTGCTCTGCGCTCTTCCTTACCGTGGTTTTTTCTAAGGTCAAGAAAATCTTCAACATCGTCATGCCAAGGTTCTAAATAAACCGCAAATGATCCTTTACGTTTTCCACCGCCTTGATCAACATATCTAGCAGTTTCATTGTAAACTTTTAGCATTGGAACAATTCCATTCGATGAGCCATTAGTTCCTTTAATGTATGAGCCGGTTGCTCTAATATTTGAAATTGATAAACCGATACCTCCAGCATTTTGAGAAATTGCAGCAACATCCGATAGCGTTTTGTAGATACCTGAAATTGAATCTTCGTGCATAGTTAATAGGAAACACGAAGAAAGTTGAGGTCTTCTTGTTCCAGCATTAAATAGAGTTGGAGTTGCATGGGTCATTTTATGAGTTGATAATAATTCATAAGTTTTTAGAACTTGTTGAATGTCCATTCCCCAAATACCAACGGCAACTCTCATGTAAAGGTGCTGAGGAGTTTCAGCAGGCTGGCCGTAGGTTTTTAATAGATAACTTTTTTCAAGAGTTTTAAACCCAAAATAGTCAAAATTAAGATCCCTATCGTGAATGATTGCTTCATTTAGTGTGTTCTTGTACTTTTGAACGGCTTCATACGTTTCGTCTGAAATAATGCAAGCGCTCTTATTTGTTTTTGGATCTACGTAATTGTATAAGTGATCGATTGTATCACTAAACGATTTATGTGTGGTTTTATGTAAACGTGTTATCGCAATTCTAGCTGCAAGGATTGAATAA